TGGGCTCAACTACTGATTGATTTAATAATGAGACATCAACATTATCATCAGTACCAGTGTAATTCGCAGATGATGAATACGGAATATTTCCAGTGTCTGTTGATGCTGGAATATTTAGTTTAAGTATTCCTTCTTTGTCCATATCAACAACAAAATTTGTTGAACTAGAGCTAGGTTCAGATGCTCTAGTATTTGTTGATAGTTGAAAATGATAACCAATACCGCGTCGACTTACACGTCTAGAACGATCATAGTTAATTTCCATATCTCTATTTGGAACTTTATTACCACTAGATCCGTAGCTTAATGGTCTATAATTAATATCTAATATATTTCCATTTATATCGACTAGATTTCCACCAATTATCTCTATAAGCTCATGTTCAGCTAGATGTAATGTATTGCCTTGCTCACGATTTCTCTTAAAGGTTTCTGAATTCTGATATAGTTTTTTATCATTCTTAATTCTTTCAACTTCATCATCAAAACCAGTGAACATGTAGTCTGTTGAAAATTCATTAATAACTAATCTATATTCTGAAATTTCAGGATTTCGCTTCTTTTTATTATAGCTTCTTCTTAACGGCCTATCACCATAGAAAAATCCTATCGGAGTTGTTCTAGATGGAAGCTTCGGGTCAACGAATAGCGGCATCTCCGATAGTGATGGCTTTGGAAAAATATTACCAGCAACACCAGTCATTCTTCTTACTGGACCGGATATTAATTTCATTGCATTTGAATACTCAATAATATCTTCTGTTGCTATAGTTAATGATGAGCGAATTTCATTTTTATATAGATAAATGCCTCCACCATTAGCCGTCTTTAGTATTGCATTGCCACCTTCAGATAAAGATAAATCAACACCTGAACCTCCACGGACGACCATTCTATCGTTTGCCATGCTTGGATAACCAGATAGTCCAGACGGAAGGTCTATAGACTTATTCTGAGAAATATTTTGGCTAAGCAATAGCGCAGTTGGTAGGAACCCAAGGATTACAGTTGTATCTCTACCCCTAGTTGACATTTGTGCCGCTATTATGCGAGATCCTATAGTTATTCCATAAAATATACCAGAGCTACCACTACCAGATATACTTGGCATTGGAACATTGTCAATTGTAGTTGTGGACCTTGAATCTAGAGGACTTATTGAGCACGTACCAGATTCATAGGACACTTTTACGACTATAGCTTCAAATATCTGATCAGAAAATAACATTTTATGCTTTCAACTTATTTGTAGGACTTGCGGTTTTGATTGCACGATTGATATCTAATATACCAATCTCTATTACACTAGAAACATCCATTCCACGAGAAAATGCATTAACAGTTTTATCTTTCCCATTTGTATCAGAGCGAATATCTAACCATGTTCTTTGTTTCGGACCACCACGAGGGAATATTGATTCAAAATCCTTATCTGCAACTGAGCTATTCTCAATTTTTTGAGCTGATAATAATTTGGGATTTAGACATTGAATCTGCGTGAAGGTCTCACCATCAGAAGACAAGAACACAAGTTGCTCAACAATCTTATCTGCAGCTACTGGTGATGCGGATAAACCATTTGGAAGTAACATTGTCGTTGTTGATTTTGTAGTTCCCGTAGTTGCACCAAATCCTCTTAGAAGGCCACTAACAGAGTCTCTTAGATCATCAGATGTATTTGTTGGTTCGGATTGAGTTAACATTTGTGGATTTTGTAATAAGAACTTTATAGTATCTATCATTCCTCTTACTTTATTAGCCTCATCATCATCTTTGCCTTTAACGAACCCTCTAATTAGAACAACTCTTTCGCCTATAAGTGTTGTGTTTAAATCTATCATCATATTTGTAAATCTAATAGCATTATCGCGATAATCGAGAAGTACAGAAATATTCTCTTCTGTTATTGTTTGGCCTGGGAATGCAATACATGAGTCTGGTTGTAATACTCTATAATTATCATCGCCCCTCGTATTTCTGTACACCATTGTATTCCCAAAGAACGGATCTTTAAGGTATTGCTGTCCTATAATATCCATCGGACTTGGGAGATATGTTCCTGGAGCATGTCCATATTCTAATGTTAGATTTGTAACAAAGCTTGAACCGTAATTAAACTGATGGTCTATTCCTCTAATATAATAAAGAAGCCCCTTGTCCGGCAAGTAAACTGTATCGCCTGGCTCATAATATTCATTACCAGCAACAGTAATTGATGCCTGGTTAATTCTTAATTTTTCAAGCTGAAGTGCCATAATTGCATAAGGTTTGCACTGTAATTCTGCGCTGCTAGCGAATGGCAGGGATATCGAATATTCAGTTTTATGCCCATATTGTCTCCAGAGATCGAAGTCAGTTGCACCTGCCCAATAATACTTCTCTCCAAATGCTTGATTTAATGAATCTCCTGTTACTGGAGCATTTCCGTTAACGTCCACTCTTACGAAATCAGGAGGATCTTCGTTGAATGTGCAGCTTATAATATCAACATCATTAATAATGTATCTTTTTCCCGAACCTGGGCCTAATAGATTTCTAGAGTCATCTTCAATTAAGTGATCGAATAGACTTCCTTGAGATGCGTCACCAGTAAATATATCGGCCGCAGTCTTTATTGTATTTTGAACTCTATCTAAAAAGTTAATTACCTTCGAGTTACTTGTATTTTGATTTAGAATTTCTCCTGATAAAATTTCATCTACTTCTTCTAATTCTTTTTCTTTTGCTAAATTTCTTAATAGTATGCTTACAAGCTTATCTCTATTTGAAATCGTCTGCTCTAATAGCTGTAAATATCTTTCGGCTTTAGCTATATTTCCACTTTCGCCATCAACTGAGCTAAATATAAAATCAGATTCGGAAAACTGACCGTTATTAGACACTATGTCGGATACAGGGTCTGAGCCGGACATTTTTACGAATGCCTCTCTAAGATCATTTAACGTTTCTGTTGTAGCAATTTTTGGAGGCTTTGATGCTGATGCTGATGCTGAGGCCACATTAAGAACGTCTTGAACTATTCCAGAATTCTCCTGAAATACCTGATCAAATACTCCGAGAAGAGTTTCTGTATCTCCATTTAGAAGATTGCCATTCTCTGCACCTGGACTTATATCAAGGCTAAATCCATTCCCAAGAAGCTGATTGCCAGTGTTTGCTAATTTTCCAACACCAAGATTAAAATTACCATTTCTAAGAGATGCGGCGTTGGCCCCATCATCATTGACTCCCTCCTCTTTGACACCGAAGAACTTTAGACTCTTTGGTCCAAATCCTGTACCAACCGGCATCTGGCCATTTGTTACTGCAGAAGAAAAATTAGGTATAAGTGATTTGTCCGGATACTTACCAAGCAATAACGCTAAGATTACAATTCTTATATTGAAGGAATGAATCTCGCGTCTAAAGGATGACGTCCTTGTTTGAAATATTTGAGTTAAAAACTCTGGTATTATCTTCCGATCTGTATTTTTAGATATATCAAATAATTTCTGAAGAACAGATAGTGGAGTGCGATTCCATTGTGGCGGTCTAAACTCTAAATGGCCCTGCGAGTTGCAGAAGAATTCAAAGTTAACCCACTTAACTGCTTCAGTTATCTTCGTGAATGTATCTATGTATTCGCCCTTAAATAGTGAGTAGTCTGAGTTCTTTAACTGAAATATGAATGGACGAATATCGGTCTGCTCATCATATTGATCATTAACTATAAAAAGATTCTGGTCTCTATTTAGTCTAACATCTTCTATTCTTCTTTGAGCGCCAAGTATGCTCATAGCTCTAGATATTTGATGGTCTGCTGTATAATTTCCGCTAAGAGGAAGTGTCTTGCTTCTTCCAAATAAATTAAAGTTTTGCGTTATTAGATCGGATGAGTTTACCTTGCCACTTTCTTTTAGTAAATTTAGCTGAGCACTAATGCCATCATTAATTGAATATAATTCTCTTTCCAACGTTGATACTAACGTCCCATTGATATTAGTATTTGAATCTGGCCCAGGTTTCAATTTTTTTAATAAATTCTGAAGCTGTATACGCCTTTGTTGTAGCTGTTTTATTTTTTCGTTAGTCTCTCCTCTTAAAATACTATCATTAGCGGTCTGTAGCAGTGTCTGGCTGCTCATCGTTATCATTCTATATGGGCGGAAATTTCCGAACCTAGAATTCTGTCGTCTGATTACATCAAGAACTGATGATAAAGGATCCTGTGGAGATAGGGTTCCATTAGACGTTTTCTTACTTATATTGTGAGCGAAGTACGCCTGATCTATGAAGCTCTCAACGTTATATGGCTGTCCAACAATAAGAATGCTAAGTATATTTGCAATATCTAAGTTATTAAGGACATCTTTTGCAGCAGTTAATCCATACGTTTGATTGTGAGTCTTTACACTCACTTGAGATTCGTTGTATGGATCAACTACGTTAATTCCGGCCGTTGATGTTATAATTCCGGACTTCCATCGATAAATTAAACCATGCGGATGCTGCATAACTTTAGCACCAGCAAGTGAACCGCCTTTATTGAATTGTCCTTGCAATAAATTTGATTCAGAGGCAACCTGTCCATTTAAAATTCCAGAATCATAAAACAGAAGACCGCTTTTTAGTAGCTCTTTATTCTCCTCAAGCAGTTGAGTACCTCCAGCGGTCAATATAGCACCAGTCGCATCGGTCTTAATCGCATACGGAGTTAAAGGATCTTCAAGGAATCCTTGGGGATCTTGTAGTGCTGGCTGTATGACGAACCTTGACCACTTTAGCCATTCCATATTATCATTGCATGTTATGCTTAATGACCAGCTACCACCGCTCCAAGATTCGCTTGATCTCAACACCATTCCGGCGAAAACATGTCGCATGGATAATGAATTGTCTGAATATTGTCTAATATTTTTATAAGTCTGAAAATCTATCTTGCCGCTAGTAAATAGAATGCGCTCAGCTTCTAAAATTGATTCATCAATATTAAAATAGTCTGGGTCCAAGGACTCTTTCTGGTCACCATGGTCAAATAGATTTTTATTTCCTCTTATATAAAAGTGAATACCATCTCCGGGATTAACTATTGAACGACCAAGATAAAAGACTCTAAGTCTGTCACGAATGTAATTGACGTCAAGAGTTCCATCTAATCCACCAAGACCAAGTAATTCAACGCCTGACGCCACAATGCTTCTCGGGTCTACCTGTGATATATTGCCATCTCCATGAATCATATCATTCAACAAACCAAGAGTGCCAACCAATGCCTCTTGGATTGCTAATTCAATATCTTCTTCTGATATGATCATTATTCGATATGGATCAAGCATCTCAAATGATGCAGAATTTGGATCTGAGTTTAAATTTAGACCAACCTTAAAACTTGTGAATGTGCCAAGCTCAATAACTCCAGTCCCTGGGCCTATTCCATATTGATCTTTATCATTAGGATCTACAATCCATGTGGTTAAATTATTTGTACCAGAAAATGCGTTTCTCTCCAATAGTCTAAGTATATCTTCTTTGATATCATCATATGCAACATCTGCTACGCTATTAAGCGCAGCATTAACTGCTCCAACTATTAACTCTAGTGATCTAAGATCCTTTAAATTTTCATCAGCAACGCTTAGATACTTTGAATTATGTAATAGTTCAATAAATAATGATAAATCAATTTCTGATGTTTTAGTGAATGCATTTTCTAGCTTTGTTAAGCTTTCATATGCTCTAATTTGAGAAACTTTAAATGCAAATAATGTTTTTGTAGCCCTTAACAGCATTTTCTCTGTTCTGTCTAGCCACTGAATATCGTTATAGTCTTTAAATGTTGTGAATGCCTTCTTTTTTATTAGTATTGACGCTTCCGGTGCCAACGCCACAATATTTCTTGATGAACCCTTTACTGAGCTAACCTTATTTTCCCCTAGATTCACGGATACACCATCGCCAAAAAGATTACTCTCTTTGGATCCGCCAACATTTACCGCGTACTTCCCATTCAAAGCATCAGTTAGAATATTAGAAATACTCCTATTTATCGTACTTCCAAATTTATTAGCCATTAACTAGGTCCCTTTATTCGTTTTAATCTATTTATAGAAACAATGTTTAGGTCAACTTGAGTTGACTCTTGCGTTGAAGCAAACTTCGATGAAACCCTTTTAGTTCCTAAAACTTCATTTTGAGTTGTTGCGAACGTTAATTCATCTAATCTTGCACCCTCTGGAGGTATTGATGCTGGTCTTGGCTGTCCTCCAGCATCTAATGGATTGCGATGCCATGGCATGAAGTTTTTTCTTTCTCCGAATCTTTTAGTCACTACGAATTCAAACTGATAATTAAACATTCCTGGTGACGATGCCTCTTCTGTATATGCAAAACTCTTAAAGAATCCTCTAAACTTTTCTCCCTGGAAATAAATATCCATTGTGACTGCGAATGACGCTAGTGATGGTATGAGTGTTATATTATTTGGGTTATTCTCAGTTACACCGATTGCTGCATTTGTTATTGATTCTATTGATGAACTTATTCCATTAACTATGCCAGAAAAACCACCTTCAGTTATTGTATCTAATATTGATTTTAATCCTGACATTGCATTTGCCGCCGTATTGTCATTTATTGATTCGCCTGCCGCTTCTGCCAAATCTGAACTGCGCTTAAGCAATAGATTTTTAAATTGTATTTGTTCATTTCTATAAACGCTCCTTAGGATGTTTATAGCCTCTATACCGCCAGAACCAGTTATACCATCGGCCTGTATTCTTGTAAGCTCCTCGCCCCAATACTGAACGATATAGCCACCCTTTGTTAATGTGTGATCTACCAGCTTGCTTTCTTGAATATTTATTCTCTGAGGATTTATATATACAGGTATTATAGTTCTACCAACCAAATCATCCCTACTTACAGATTGTACTGTAACTGGAATCAAAAACTTCATAACATTTCTTTTTATATCGCCCATTTTTGTATCCTAAATTATAATGTTACGGACCAGTTGTTGATGATTTGGCGCGAATACCAGCAAGCATCGCTACTTGTGCAGTTAAATTGATAATTTGCGCTGTAAGGGCGGCAATTCCATTGTCTGCAACTTCTTTTACTGCAGCAGTTCCATTGTTGACGGCTGACTTTGCCGCCGCAGGCGCAGAATCTGCTATATCCTGCATCATTGTTTTACTCGATAGTACATCAGTTACCTGCTTTGTTAGAGCGGCAGGATCAAAAGCAGTATTTGATAGAGAGTTCATAGCACTACTTGCTGCGGCCGCCATCTCTCCAGTATATTTTGCATTAACCCCAACTGCTATTGCCGCTAGTAATTTTGCATTCTCTTTTGCGACAGTTATCTCATCCTTATGGTTTAGGCTTAGCTGAGCAACCGTAGCCTCAATACCAACTGCTGCTGCGCGCTGATAGTCAATCGTATCAGATATGCCCGTTTTTGCTTGCTCCAATTGTTTTGCTGTTGCTGCCATAAGATCAGAATCGCCCGCACGAGTTGCGTCGTCTAATTGCTGTAATAATTCAAGTGTTCTATCTTGAGCACCAGTATCTTGAATTCCATATAAATCTTTTAATAATTGTGTCTGAGTGTAAAATGTTGCTTGTAATTCTGGGCTTGCAGCAGCCTCAGTTACAGTAATTACCTGACCACCGGTAAATGATTGAAGTGTCTCTTTCATTGAATTTGCCAATTCCATAGCAAGGTCACCCTGTGTGCCATTTTTTTCAGCGTCTATGGATTTTGCCCTTAATCCTATTGATGCCCCAAGAACTCCTCCACCACTACCTATATCAAGTCCTCCTCGTTGAAATGTAACATATGCTGCAGCATAGTCTGACGTCAATTTAACTAATGCATCGCTAAAAGTGCTAGTTAGCTCTAGTGCATTTTTTGTTCCAAGGCCCAGACCGTTTAATGTTTTTGTAAATCCTTCAAGGATTGGTGCGCCAAAACTCGCCTTGATACCAAGTAAAGAAAATTTATCTGCCATCCCAGATAGGTTACTAGCAACACTTTCTACTGGCAACCCTATCTCCTTAGATATTTCTCCAAACATAGACATCTGTTCTACAGCCTGCTGCACATTAAGACCCTGAATCATCATTGCATCACTTATCTTTTGAGAATAAGCAGCAACATCCATGCCCAAAGATTTGGAATGAAGAAATGCTACGCTAAGAAGATCCATTTCTCCACCGGCATAATGGATTGACTCGGCCATTTTTTGTATCGGTATTCCAGCGTTATTTAAATCTTTAGCTGCTTTAATGCGATCTGCTGGAGCTATAAATCCAGACTCTGCTTTATCTAAATTATTTGCTGTTTTTAATATATAATCGCTGAATTTTTTAGCCTCCTCGTAACTGCCAGCAAAATTAGATGATAGCTCATACATTGAAGCATTAAGCCCCCTTGTGAAATAGGTTGCCCCATCTAGAGCCTTGCCAAGATCATCTGCGGCCTCAACAGCCTTTATGGAAATATCAACGGCGCCAAACATAGCACTTTGCATTGACTTAAATGGCGCTGCCAATACTGATAATCCAGGTATAGAATCTACAAAATCAAGCATTGCCGCTGTTGATTTATCTGAAATATCTT